AGCATGGATGTAGGTAAACGCATCCGGGAACTGCAAGATCAGCGCGGGGTTTCTACCCGCGCACTTGCCCGGATTATGGAGGCGCACCCGAATCAGGTTGTGCGCTGGAGGAATGCAAAGACCGTCAAGGTCAGCGTTGTGGAGGATTTTTGTGCAGCCCTAGAGGTAGAGTTGCCGGATTTCTTTAATGACCATGAGCCGCTATAGGAGGGGGCTATGTCAGCAAGAGATATTCTGGAGCGAGTCCAGAAGTATCGAAAGTCAAAGGAGGGTAGCTGGCTTGCAACTTGTCCAGCACATAATGATCTAAGCCCATCACTTTATATAACCGAGAAAGATGACGGCAGGGTGTTGATCCATTGCTACGCTGGCTGCGGCGCATTGGACGTTCTGGCGTCTCTGGGGCTTGATTGGGATACCCTGTACCCTGACACTACCCAGCACTTTAAATCGCCCAGAAGGCCGTCTGCGGAGTCTCTGGAGGACTTTGTGGTTGAGCTTGCAGAACACGCCAAAAAAACCGGACAATCGCTGTCCCGGGAAGATAAGGCGCGGTACGCCTTAGCACTAAAGCGCGGCGGCAAGCCAAACCAGTTTGTGGACAAAGTATTTAAGGGGGCGACAGGTGAAGTGGGTAAAGCACGATACTGATGCACATAGGGACGCAAAGCTGCGGAAGCTGATGCTGGACTATGGCATGGAGGGATATGGGCTGTACTGGTACTGCATTGAGCTAATAGCTGGTGACGTTAGCGCAGACAAGTACACCTTTGAGCTAGAGCATGACGCGCAGATAATCAGTCATGACACCGGGATCTCAATCACCAAGGTAAACGAGATCATGGCGAGGATGGTTGACTTACAACTCTTCGAAAGTGACTTGGGTGTAATTACATGCCTTAAAATTGCCAAAAGGCTAGACTCATCAATGACAAGCAACCCTGATATGCGTAAGCTAATCAGTAGGTTGCGGGACTTTGGTGAAGAAGACTCTACCAAAAGTCATGACCCTATCATGATGGAGTCATGCAAGAATAGATTAGATAAGAATAGAATAGAAAAGAAAGGAGCCAAATCTAGTCGATTTGTCCCGCCGTCAGTGGAGGAGGTTGAAGAGAAATGCAAGGCTAATGGATACCTGTTTGTAGACCCAGAGAGGTTCGTTAATTTCTATGCGTCGAAGGATTGGTATGTCGGGAAGAACAAGATGGTCAGTTGGCCTCATGCTCTAGGCAACTGGAATGCCAGCGAGAAGAAGCGTCAACGAGGCAAAGCAAATTCGGAGTACATGGTATGAATAGAATCCCCCGGAGGGAGGTTGAGGACTTTACGGACAAGGACTTGCAAGAGATTTACGCGCAGGTCGAGGAGCTTGACGTTGTTGGCATTGACGCATTTAAGGATGATTTCCTTGATAGCATTAGCATCAAGACAGAATCTTATGGTACGCCATTACCTTGGCCCAACACTGACGATAAATTGCGACTCCGCGATGGCGAGGTTTCCGTTTGGGCTGGCATCAATGGGCATAAGAAGACAACGCTACTCAGCCAGATCCTAGTCCACGCGGCGCAACACCACCCGGTAGGTTTGGCATCGTTTGAGATGCGCCTACAAGACACCGCAAAGATGATGTGCAAGCAGGCAGCGGCGGTTGACGTTGTTGCCCGGGAGTTCGCAGAGGATTTTGTTGAGTGGAGCCGGGGCAGAATCTGGTGGTATCGGGCTTTAGGTTCTGTGACGCCACTACAGGCGCTGGGTTGCGTTTCGGCGATGGCGAAGCGTGGGGTAAAGCTGGTGGCGCTAGATAATCTGCAATTCATGGGCGTGACAGATGACTCCGAGAGGGAGAGGCTGTTTTTCAATCAGCTAATTTCTTTGGCTGAGGCTCTGAAGATCCACATTGCTGTTGTCCACCATGTGAGAAAGCCGCAACAGGGCGGTGATGAGTATGTGCCAACCCGCTTTGACGTTAGGGGTGGCAGCACTATCACCGATCAAGCGCATCTGCTGTGCATTACATGGCACAACAAGATTAGGGCTACAGCAAAGCGCAAGATGGAAGACGGCTTTTCTTTGACCGAAAAAGAGGCTCTGCAAATTGCGGAGGGGGTTGACCAGCGGCTTATCGTGGCGAAGCAGCGACACCATAACTGGGAGGGGACGCTGGCGTTATTTGAGGGGCCGGGGCAGACCTTCAAGCGATCGGAGGGGGCAAACAACATTAGGGTTGATATACCAAGAAGGCAAAGATGAAATGGGAATCTGAGCAAGTCGGCGGCAGTCACTACAAGACCATGAAGATACAACCGCTGGAGTATGCGCTAGAAAATAATCTAGGCGTGTGTGAACACGCGGTGGTCAAGTATGTGTCCCGGTGGAAGACAAAGGGCGGCATACAGGATCTTGAGAAGGCGCGGCACTACATTGACATTTTGATTGAGCGGGAGTCGAAACGGTGCAGGTGAGGCTGAAGCGATCTGAGTTAGCTGTTGCGGAACAAGCCGCACGATTGCGATGGCAGCTTGCCCGGGCCAGCGGTGTTGAAAACAAAAAGGTTGATATTACACGAAGCGATCAGGATCTCGACCTGCTTGGTATTTGCTCTGAGATAGTTGTTTCTAAGGTTCTTGGGGTTGACTTCAATGCCAGTGCGCTAGGGATTGATTCTGGTAACGATATATTTGTTGACGCCGGTGAGAGCGAGCTTTGCATACAGGTGAAGGGGACGTTCACAAAAAAAGGGAACTTGTTATTTACTAATCACGAAAAATTTGCGTGGGACGCTGCGGTGCTGGTCTGCAAGACGGACTCAGATGACCGCTACGATATCGCCGGTTGCATTAGCAAAGAGAAAGCCCGTCAGGTTGTAGAGCGCCGAGATCTGGGGAAGGGGGAGGGGTATTTTATACCAAGGGAGAAGCTGTCTGGCATTGGTGATTTGATGGAGTTTATTGCAACGCGGAGGTTTGCATGAGTGAGTTTTGGCTGGTTAAAGACAAGATGCAGTTGCGCCAGCGCATTGAGTTCTTCCAGAAGTATCTGGAGAGTGAGTGGAATTGGGAGTATCCCGTTGAGTGGAAGGTCAAGCGATATAGCCCAAAAAGATCACTGTCTCAGAATGCGCTGTTTCATGTTTGGTGTCGGGAGATGTCTGACCACTTCAAGGAAAGGGGTGCAGATATCACTGAAGAAAGAATGAAAGAACTGATAAAATACAAGATATTAGGAACGGAGGACAGGAAGATAAACAACACCGTCATCCCGGGGCAGGTGCGGGAGACGAGCAACTTAGATCGGGGAGAGATGATGGACTTCATGGACAGGGTGAATGAGTGGGCTATGGATCATGGCTTATTTTTATCTTGTCCCCAAGACTCGGAGTACATGAAACTTAAAGGGGGGTAGAGTGGATCATCCGCTGCTGGAATTTTGTACAACAGAAAAACAAAAACAGATAATTGATCTCATCGAGGTGCAGGGTCTTTCTTATAGAGAGGTCGCCAATTTACTCAAGGTTAGCCGGGGGACTGTCGGTGACCACTTGAGGCTGGTCAGGGATAAGGCTGCGCGCAGGGGATACAGCCCGGATCATGGATGGAATCATCCGGTTCCTGATGGGCATAAGATCAAAGGTGTATCCACGTTCTATGATGAACAAGGCAACCCTGTCCGCCAGTGGGTCAAATCTCAGACCGATGAGAAAAGACAATTTGAGATATTGGTTGAGCGTATTGAGTCTGCACAGGAGGGGCTGGCTAGGTTCAAGCCAGTAGCAGCACCGAAGAGTGCGGATGAAGACCTGCTCACGCTTTTAACGATCACTGATTTCCATTTAGGCATGTATGCCTATGAAGCGGAAACGGGCGACGATTGGGATGTCCACATTGCCCGGGATGTTTTCCTCAACTCAATAAACGACATGATTAAGGCAGCGCCCAAATCAGGGACAGGGATTTTGTGCCAGCTAGGTGATTTCCTGCACTGGGATGGCATCTTGAATGTGACGCCTCAATCCGGTCATATCCTAGATGCCGACACTCGTTACGGCAAACTGGTTGAGCTTGCGATGTCGGTCATGGCTGAGGCGGTGATGATGATGTTGCGGCGATTCGATAAAGTCATCGTCGTTTCAGCGGAAGGCAATCATGATATTTCTGGAAGCATCTGGCTACGGAAGCACATAAAGCACCTGTTTGCGGATGAAGACAGGTTGCAGGTGATTGATAATGACTTCCCCTACTACGCTTATCTTCATGGAAAAACGATGCTGGGATTTCATCATGGTCATAAGGTGAAGCTGGCCCTGTTGCACAAGCTATTTGCCAGTGAGCCACGATTCCGCGAGATGTGGGGAGCCAGCACACATTGCTACATACACTCTGGACACTATCACCATGAAAGGGTTGTTGAGGATGGTGGCGCAATCGCAGAGCAGCATCCCACACTTGCGGGTCGGGACGCATACGCAGCGAGAGGCGGCTGGGTTTCTCAGAGAGGAGCGAAGGTTATTACATACCATAAGACTGGCGGGGAGATCGCCAGAATAACGGTGAGGCCGCGCATATGATCCCGGTGATTAAGATGCCAATGGGTAATGGAGACATTGCGATACTGACCTCCACTATCAGTGCAGCCATGCCAAACCGATCCGACTCATCGCTGACAGATGTTTACACCGACACCTTTACGGAAGGCATAACGGTTGATGTGCCATTGAGCGACTTCATTAAGGTCTGGCTGACCTGTTTGTGCTGCGAGCTAGAGGAGCTAGAGGGCGAGCTAGAGTACATAGTTGACCACAGTACGGAGCTTCACTGATGGCGATCAAGAGGGACGCTGCCGATATCTGGTTCAGCAAGGCGGTTAGGGCGAGGGACGGTAAGTGCCTGCATACTGGTCGAGAAGATGCCTTGGAATGCGCCCATATTTACGGCAGGCGATCTAAGGTCTTGCGGTGGAGCCTAGACAACGCGGTAACGTTGACCCATGCCAGCCACCGCTACTTCACGGAGAACCCAGTAGCTTTCCATGATTGGCTAGAGCAAACGCTGGGTGAGGGACATATGGCGATATTGCGTGAGAAGGCGCGGGGTCATATGAAGACTAACGAGGCGCTGCGGCGAGAGATAGCCAAGCACTACAGGGAAGAACTCAAGAAACTTGAGGCAGATCCCGACTACAAACTAATTTCATTTAATTAACAAAAAGGGGTGTACGCGAACACATATTAGTGTACTATCTGTCTTGTGGTATCAATTAACTAATACCTTGGAGGGTATGGATATGAGCAACTTATACGCTAAAGCTGAATCAAAGATCGCTGAGTTAGAGGCTAACATCGCTGGTTATCGCGCTGCAGGCGCAGACGAGGCAAAGGGCAAGGAGATGCACGAGCGTGTAGCAGCTATCTTTGATCGCATCGTTGAGGGTGACAAATCCGCTTTCGATGAACTGGCAGAGCAGGGTGACTACATTGAAGATCCAAGCTACCGTCTGGTTTCAGACCTTCCTGAGCTTGCCGCTCTTAAAGAGACGCTGACTCTTCCCCTTGCCAAAATCGGCAGCACTCGTTATTTGATCACCGATGACGATAAGGGTTTGATTTCACCCGCTGGCTATTGGGATGACGGTATCTTTGTTAAGAATGACGTATGGATTGAGACCAACAGGTTGCCCCGATACCTCGGCCCGGGTCTCTGCTACTACGAAGTAGCAAAAGTTTTGGACAAGGCCGCGTAAGCGGCCCGTACCTTGGAGGGTATGTTATGAGTCAGTTTTTCACTTGGTTAGAGCAGCGCATTAACGATTACGAGCAGGCGCGGGAACGCGGACTGAAAGCGTACAAGACGCGATGGAAAAAAGTTCTCGCCGAAGCGAACGACGGAGTCGAGCCGAAGGAATCCTCGAAGGGTCTTCACGCGCCCTTCGACGGTTACGTCCACACTTGGATCAAAGGCGACAACGAATTCGAGGCAACTTACCTCGCGGGTCAGTTTCTCCCTTGGTCGAGCGAACATGAGACGATGTCCGACGGAGCGTTCACCAATGACACTCGGATTCGTGACGTCCCCGTCGAGCGAGCCGAGAAATTCATGACCAGCTTCGCCGAGCTTTCAGACGAAGCTCGCGCCACTGTCGCGGTCTACACCGGCAGACCTTATGACTGCCAAAAGACCGGCGACCACTTGGTGTACGTCTACGTCTCGAAATGTCCTGCTGATCTCTGCTCTGCGATTGAAGACTTCCTCATGGGCGACCTGTACAAGCTCCAGCGTCTTGCCGAGGAGAAATCACAAGCTGAACGTGACGCGAGAGACGCGGCTCACCAGAACGGCGAAGACGCGCCCGAAGGCCGAGTCGATATCACCGGCACTGTGCTGTGCTTCAAGTGGCAAGGTAGCGACTATGGCGATGTGCTGAAGATGCTGGTGCAGGATGACCGTGGCTTCCGGGTGTGGGGCAGTGTGCCTGCCAGCTTAGATGACGCAGAGCGCGAGAGTCGCATCTCTTTTACCGCAACCGTGTCTCAGTCTGACCGTGATACCAAGTTTGGATTCTTCAAGCGCCCCGCCAAGGCCGTGGTGCTTGACGATGAATCTGCTGCAGCATGACTGAGGCAGAACACTATAGGGCAAAGTACAAGGCGTACCGCGCCCTATGTTTTTCTCTTATCACCCGGCTTGAGGATGATGAGCATTTAATGCGTGACTTGGTGCAGGAATTTCGTACACTAGAACAGTCACCAGAGTACAAAGACCAGAGGTGGATAGAACAGCATGGCATCCCATTCGACTGATCCAGTAAGCGACAAGCGCCTTGAGACGTTTGTTAGCGGAAAGTTTCATTGGAAGTCACTTCTGCCACATGAGCAGATGTCTCTGGCGGTTGAGGTAATGCGGCTGCGCTACCTGATGGGCAAGCAGTTTGAGTTCATTAGTGAGTCGCTGCATCATAAAGAAGCGGCCCGGGAGTACCGGGATTTAATATGTAAAACGTCCGACGGAGGGCAAGATGAAAGCGATAATGGATCTAATGAGGG